GAACTACCATCATTATCAAAAGTAAAAAAATTATACTGTTCTTATAATCCACTGTTAAAGAAACTACCAGCATTACCAAAAGTAGAGATATTAGACTGTTCTTATAATCCACTGTTAAAGGAATTACCAGAATTACCACAAGTTAAAGAATTAATAAAATAATTAATTAGTATTGAATTGATAGGAGAGTAAATAAATGAATAATCAACAAGTTTTAGAATTTGCTAGACAATATGGTATTAATGAAAAATATGTATCTGGTGAGCAGTTATTAGTTAAAAAATTAAATTGTTATAATAATCCATTGTTAAAAGAATTACCAGAATTACCACAAGTAGAATATTTAGATTGTTCTTATAATCCACTGTTAAAGGAATTACCAGAATTACCAAAAGTAAAGAAATTATACTGTTCTTCTAATCCACTGTTAAAGGAATTACCAGAATTACCACAAGTAGAGATATTAGATTGTTATAATAATCCACTGTTAAAGAAATTACCAGCATTACCACAAGTAGAGACATTAGATTGTTTCAATTCTACTGTTAATTTTGCTGATAATCTTGAAATAGTTAATAAAGTATTAAACAACAATATAACAGTAGAAGAGGTATTTAATATTGAAAACATCGAACAAAGAAGAGTAGTTTATCAGTTGTTAGATAAAAGTAAGATATTAGAATTAAACAATTATATTGTATTAGATGAAACAATTGATCAATATAACAATAAAATGAAGATAATTAGATTCACAGTTGATGATTATAAAGAACCATTTTTATATTTACAATGTATTTGCCCATCAACTGGTAGAAAGTATTTATTGGAAACAAAACAAGTTGATTGTAACAGTGCCAAGTCAGCAAGTTTTGGTTTAACTAATATTAATTTCAATAAGGAGTGGTAAAAATGAATAATTATAGACATGGAGATTTAGCTTTAATAGGTATTTCTAGTTTATCAAAAGATTTACAACTATCAAATACTAAAACAATAATGACTGGTAGTAATAATAATCCTCATAATATTAATCAAGGTAAATTGTATTTGACTAATGATAATGATTTTATTATTGGTTATTTAATAGCTAAAGATACTAAATTGTTACATAAAGATCATGGTGATGTTGTTAGTGGTAAAATTGATAGAGAAGCAGCTATAGAAAATGGAATATATGAATTAAGAAAACAATTTGAAGATACACATGAAGGAATGAAACAAGTAATAGATTGATTAGGAGAAAAATGATGAAAATAAATAAAGATAGTTTATGGTTTGAATGTTTATTAGAATTGGTTGAAAAAGAAATGAATAATGCTAATGGTTCTTGTGGAATTACATTTGAACAGGTAAATAAATTAATAGGAGAAAAAGCAAGACATATTATAGAATATAAAATTAAACCTAAAGAAAAATGTAATTATGAAAAAAGAAACTGTCCTGCTCAATTTAAAAATATATCAAAACAATCTCTATGGTCTTATTGTAAAGATAAAGGAATGGATGGCTGTCTAGTCCATTATTCTGATTGTCCTAATTATAAATATAATTATAAATGTTGGGAAGACTATACAATAAGTAAAAAGTTTAAAAATTGACAACAGAAAAAAGTAAATGAGTAGAACAGCAGAATTTAATGATGATGAATCCAAAATAATTTTAAGGTTTGAAGGGTCTGATTTTAAGAGAACTTTGAAATTGGTCAAAACTCTTCCAGAAAGACAATTTATTAAGAGATATAGTTATTGGACTGTTCCTACTAATATTGATGTTATTATTATGCTTGAAAAATGGAGTTTTGACTTAAGTAAAGACCTTAAAGAAGCTTATCAATACTCACTTCCTAAACCTTTGGGAGTAACAGAAGAGATTGAGGGGTTTGGTGTTAAGCTATATCCCTTTCAAGTAGAGGCTGTTGAATTCATTGAGAGCAAGAAGGGTCGGGTATTGCTGGCTGAGGAGATGGGTTGTGGTAAAACATTAGAAATACTCGCATGGACAGCACTACACCATGAGATAAGACCGATTATATGTATTGTTCCCTCGGCTGTCAAGATCAATTGGAAAAGAGAAATAATGAGGGGGTTGGGAGTTGAAGCAAAAATCCTCTATGGCAGAAAAAATATAGAACTTGGAGAATCTAGAGAATTTTATATTATTAATTATGAAATTTTGTCTTACCGGATGGAACAATTAAAAGAATTAAATCCTAAGATGCTTATAATAGACGAGACACATGCTATTAGTAATTATGAAAGTAAACGTACACAAGCAATCCTAAAATTAGCAGATGGTCTTTCATATTTGGCAGGATTAACAGGAACACCTATAACTAATAGACCAAGGAATTTCTATACGATTTTGAAGCTCCTGAACCCTGATTTTTGGTCTTCATATTGGCAGTATCTGATGACTTATTGTGGAGCTAAGAAAAATTATATGGGGTTTTGGGATTTTAATGGAAAGAGCAATACTGATATTTTACATGATCTAGCCGTTTCTTCTGTTATGCTTAGGAGATTGAAGAAAGATGTTATGAAGGACTTGCCACCTGTTACTAGATCTATGATTCTATTTGATGATACTGATATAAAGGAATACAAGAAATTAATTAGAGAATATAGAACAGAAAAATTGACCATAGATAAAATTGAGAGGATGAAACAAGCTGTGGTTCATGGAAAATTGAAAGCTGTGATAAAATGGATTGATAATTTTTTAGAGTCTGATGAGAAATTGGTTGTAGCTTGTATTCATCATTCAGTTACAGATATTCTAGTTGATAAATATAAAAAAATAGCTGTTAAATTAGATGGAAGAGATAATGAGATCAAGAAACAGGAGGCTATTGATAAATTTCAGACAGATAAAAAAATCCAGATGATCTTTATAGGTGTGAAATCTGGTGGTGTAGGAACAAATCTAACAGCAGCATGTAATATGGTTATAATTGAGTTACCTTGGAGATCAATAGATGTAGATCAAGTAGAAGCTCGAATAGATAGGATAGGACAGACTAAGCCTTGTAATATCTATTATCTACTGGTAGCTGATACTATCGAACAAAAGATAGCTGAAATTATAGATGAAAAGAGAGAAGGCATACATCAAATTATAGAAGGGGAAGAAGTGGAAGAAACCTATTTATTAACACAATTGATAGAGTATGTAAAGGAAGGAAAATAAAAATGTCTAAATGTAATTTATGTGGTCAAGATACATCTGATCCAAAAACAATCGGTTGTTATATGGAAATTATCATCATGAAGGTTGTGATGTAGAAAGATGTCCTAGATGTAATGGTCAACTTATATCTTGTGGTTGTTTGGAAGAATAATAAATTTTACACTTGACAAATAAAATAAATTTATTATAATATTATATATACAATTTATTTTATTTTATTGAAGAAGAGGAGAAAAAATATGCATGTAATAGTAAAAATAAAATTTGGTTCTCATTTATATGGAACCAATACAAAAGACAGTGATACTGATTACAAAGGAATTTTCTTATCTAGTATACAAGAGATTTTTCTTAATAGAATACCTAAAAGTGTTACATCAACAACAAAAAAAGAAAAAGATGAAGGAATTAAAAACAGTTCTGAAGATATTGATTCTGAATTTTATAGTTTACATTATTTTCTTAAATTAGCTTGTGAAGGACAGACAGTTGCCTTAGATATGTTACATGCTCCTAAAAATATGATATTAGAAACATCTGATATTTGGGAAAGAATTATAAAAGAACGTGAAAAATTTTATACTAAGAATTTAAATGCTTTTATCTGTTATGCAAGGAAACAGGCTGCTAAATATGGAATAAAAGGAAGTAGATTGGATGCAGCAAAACAAGTAATGAATGTCTTCAAAAATCAGAATCAAATAGTTACTTTATCTTGTATGTGGGATGAATTACCTGAGATAGAGCATTGTCATCATATAGAGACAAATCCTAGTGGAATTAAACAATATCAAATGTGCGGGAAAATTTTACAAGAAACTATGGGGATTGATTATGCTTATGACATTGTAAAAAGATTTTATGACAGTTATGGAAGACGTGCTAAACAAGCAGAAAAAAATGAAGGGATTGATTGGAAAGCTGTATCTCATGCATTCAGAGCTGCTTATCAAGTAAAATCTATATTGACAAAAAATACTATTATTTTTCCACTACCTGAAGCAGATTATTTAATAAAAATTAAGCAAGGTAAAATTAATTATAAAACAGAAGCTGGGCCTAAATTAGATGAACTTATGAAAGAATGTGAAGAATTGGCAGCTAATAGTAAATTACCTGGTAAAGTTAATCATAAATATTGGGATGATTTTATAATAGATGTGATATCAGAAAAATTGGTAAACGATGATTATTTTAGATGATAAATTATTTGAATTATTAGAAGCTTGTGATGGTATAAATCAATCTGAAAAATGGCATCCTGAAGGAGATGTCTTGTTACATTCTCTTCAAGTTCTATATCAAGGATTTAAAGAAAATTGTGATGTTGATTTATTATTGGCTGCAATGTTACATGATATTGGTAAGGTAAAAAATTCTTTGGGACATGAAGACATTGGAGCTGATATGCTAGTTGGGTTCGTAAGTGAAAAAACTTTATGGTTAATTAGAAATCATATGCGTATCTGGTATTTATTACTTGGGGACATGAAACGTATAAAAAAAGTAGAAGAGTTAATAAATCATCCTTGGTTGCCTGAATTATTATATTTAATTCGATGGGATAAAATGGGACGTAATCCTAATAAAACGATTAAATATGATAAGCAGGATATCATGAATAGGTTTGAAAGGACTACAGAGAAATATTTTGATGATAATGTAGTATTTAAAAAGGAGAGAAACAATGAAAGAAATAAAAGTGGAATATGATGGTTGTTATCCTAATTTATGTGCAGGGGGATTAATTGTCTATATAGATGGTAAAAGATGGGAATTTCCTGAACACTGTTTAATGTCTGGTGGTTCTGTTTGTATTGATGATGAAGGTATGGAAGAAGTAGAACAAGGTCCTTGGAGGATGGACAACTGGCCTAAAGATTTTCCAGAAGAATTAAAAAATGATGTGTTGGAAGAAATAAATGAAGTAATTCCTGAAGGGTGTTGTGGAGGTTGTGTGTGAAAATTAAAAAAGAAGAGGAGAGAAACAATGAGATTTAACGATTTCAAAAAATTAATGCAAGTTCATGTGTCTGAGATGATACAAAATCAAGATGTCTTATTTACAGTAGATGTGGATAAAGATGAATTATGGAATCTATATTTGGATAGTTTTCCACCAGGTACAAATGAAATATTTAGAGAGAGAAGAGAGCATGATTGTAGTTGTTGTCGTCAATTTATAAAAAGTTTTGGAAATGTTGTTACTGTCTTAGATAATAAAATTATAAGTATATGGGACTTTCAGACGGAAGATACAACTTATCAACCTGTTATTGATACTTTATCTAGATATATCCATTCCAAACTCATTAAGGATGTATTTATCACCGAAGAATTAGGGTTTGGAACAGATCATAATTTTGAACAAACCGAAGATAAAAATGGGAATCCTTGTGCTTTTCGATGGGACCATTTTAGAATAGATTTACCTAAAAGATTTAAAATGGTCTCTAGTAAAACAAAAGGCACTATAATAGGTGAATATAGAGCTGTTAAAGAGGTATTCCAACGATCTTTAAAAGAATTATCAAAAGAATCAATTGAAACTGTACTAGATTTAATTGCTCAAAAATCATTATACAAAGGAGATGAATGGAGAGAGGTGTTGACAGGGTTTCTAGATTGTTTGGATTATTATCACAAATTAGCAGAACCTATGCATGATATTTGGCTATGGAAAAAATCTACACAAGTGGGTGGAGCTATAGGTAAAATAAGAAATCATTCTATAGGTGTATTACTTCAAGATATCACAGCAGGAACAGATTTAAATGAAGCTGTGAAAAAATATGAAAAAATCGTAGCTCCAATTAATTATAAGCGTCCCAAAGCTATATTTACAAAAAAGATGATTGAACAAGCTGAAAGAACTGTATCTAAATTAGGATTGTTAGATTCGTTGTCAAGAAGATTTGCAACAATTGATGACATTACAATTAATAACATTCTCTTTGCCAATAAAGATGCAACAAAAAGAATGGGAAGTATCTTTGAAGAGTTAAAAAGAGATGCCGAAGTTACTCAGAAGAATTTTGATCGAGTGGAAGAGGTAAATATTGTTGTTTTCATGAGGGATATATTACCTAATGTATCTAATATTGAACTTTTATTAGAAAATAAACACGAACCTAATTTAGTTTCTCTTGTTTCTTCTAATAATAAAAATGCTAAGACTATGTTTAAATGGAATAATAATTTCTCTTGGGTTTACAATGGTAATATCACCGACAGTATGAAAGAACGTGTTAAAAGAATGGGAGGAAAAGTTGATGGGATGTTAAGATTTTCTATCCAATGGAATGATAATGGTGACAATAATAATGATTTTGATGCTCATTGTATAGAACCTAATGGAAATGAAATATTTTATAGGAATAAAAAACGAATTCATAAATCATCTGGTATACTTGATGTAGACATTGTTGAACCGATACGAGATATTAATAATGGAATAGCAGTAGAAAATATTATATGGACGAATGAAAATAGAATGCCAGAAGGACTTTATAAATTATTTGTTCATGTATATAGTGATCGAGGTGGTAGAAGTGGTTTTGCTGCTGAAGTTGAATTTAATAATCAAATATATTCATTTGAGTACAGAAAACCTGTTAGACAAAGGGAAAAAATTCCTGTTGCAGTGGTGCAATATTCTAGAGCAGAGGGATTTAAAATTGTGAAATCTTTGGATTCATCTTTGTCATCAAGAAAAATATGGAAATTAAATACAAATCAATTCTATCCTGTTTCGGTATTGATGTTTTCTCCTAATTATTGGGATGAACAAAAAGGTATTGGTCATAAGCATTATTTTTTTATGATCGATGGATGTGTTAATAATACTCAACCTAATGGATTTTTTAATGAGTTTTTGAAAGAGGATTTAATGAAACACAAAAGAGTTTTTGAGGCTCTGGGAAGTAAAATGGGTGTGGAAGATAATAACAATCAATTATCGGGATTAGGCTTTAGCTCTACAAAGAGAAATTCAATAATATGTAAATTAAGTGGTAACTTTACAAGAACAATTAAATTAACATTTTAAAAAAGGAGAGAAAGAAGATGTTTGAAAAAGCAAGTAGATTAAAATTACGTTATGATTATAGAGGAACATGTGATACTGAGGATCTTTGGGATTTAGAAGTTGTGGAATTAGATTCTATATTTAAAAATTTGAACGCTGAATTAAGAATTCAAAAAGAAGAAAGTTTATTAGAAGTTCAATCTAAGCAAGTTGAGATTCTTGAATTAAAAATTGCTATTATTAAATACATTGTGAAAGTTAAATTGGAAGAAAAGGAAGCAGCAAAATTGGCTGTATTCAAAAAAGAGAGAAAACAAAAGTTATTGAGCATTCTTGCAGATAAGCAAGATGAGTCTTTAAAAGAAATGAGTATAGAAGAGATTACTAAACTTATTGAAGAAACTGAATAAAAATAATGTCCAGTAGCTCAGTTGGTAGAGCAGATGCCTGTTAAGCATAAGATCGTTGGTTCGAGTCCAACCTGGACAGTTTTAAATAGGAGTAAATATGGAAGGTAAAATAACTAATACAGGAAATCTATTATTTAAAAGAAAAAATGGAAAATGGAAAAATACTTGTTGTCCTTTTTTCGATGGTGAAGGGATATCATGTGGTGATTGGTGTATGTTTTTTGGAGAACCAGTAGAATATGAAGAAAGAGATAGTTGTGTTTATACTGATTTAAAACTATGTCAAAGAAAATTAATTTTTACAGCATTTAAAGATGAAAGGAAAATCAATGGGTGAGATAAAAGAAATAACAGTATCTTATGGATTCACAAAAAATTTAGGAAACTTTGAATCCATAAAAGTTCAAATGGGAGCTACAATGACTGTCTCTTCTAAGGATGATATAGATAAAGAAATTGATAATTTATATGTTGATTTACAAGATAAAGTAATGGAAAAAATAGAAGGAGATTAACTATGTTTGATTTTTTAAGATTTGCAGATGATTTTAATATTCTCTATATAACAGAAGGGAAAAACTGTGCTTCAGGATGGATTCAATTATGTTGTCCTTTTTGTCCTGATGATGGAACACATTTAGGGTTTAATATTGAGAAGGGTTATTTCCATTGTTGAAGGTGTGGATATCATCAAATTACTGATGTTCTCTATGCTTTTAAAATCCCAAGCAAATCCATGTCTAGTAGGTTGTATTATCAATATCAAACAGAGCAAAAAATAATCAGAAGAAAAGAACAGAAGAAAAGAGGTAAGATATGCAAAATTCCTAATAATATACAAGATTTAAATGATTTATCTAGAACATATTTACTCAATCGGAAATTTAATCCAGATAAATTGGTAAACAAATATAATATCAAAAGTTTTAATAATATAGGAGATTATAAATTTAGGCTATTTATTCCTATCTATTTTGATTATAAGATAGTAAGTTTTCAGACTAGAGATGTAACAGAAAATCAAATTCCTAAATATAAAGCTTGTAGTAAAGAAAATGAACAGATACATCATAAGGACATTCTCTATAATTTAGATAATTGTAATCAGGATAAGGTCATTGTAGTTGAAGGTGTTACAGATGTTTGGAGGATGGGAAATGATTGTGCAGCAACTTTTGGAGTTGGTTTTACTAATAGACAGATACAATTGTTAAGTCAAAGATTTAAACAAGTTTTTATTTTGTATGATTCAGAAGAGATAGCACAGAAACAAGCTAATAAAGTAGGTAATTTATTGAATGGTTTAGGAATAGATACAGAACTAATTTTAATGGATGAAGGAGATCCAGGAGATTTAATGAAAGAAGAGGCAAGATGTTTAAAAAAACAATTGTTAGGAGGGAATTTATGAATAGTGATGAGATATTAAAAAGCATGGACAAGGATAATTTACATAGTAAGTTTGATGAAATAATTGATGAGTTACTTCGTGGATATAATGAAATAATATCTAAAGGACCTTCTCGATATGGTCAAAGTTTAAGAAATATCCATAAATTTTTAGATAAGGCAATAAAACTAAAAGGAGAAAATTATGCAAATTGATGAAATAATGAAAAATGGTGAGAAGCGACCAATTACAATAATTCTAAATAGTGGTTTATATGGTACTTTTAAAGAAATTGTAGATAGAAAAGGATCTACATATTCTTTTACAGTTACTCAATTATTAAAAGAATATATATTAAATAATGTAGAGGAGTTAAATGAAGAAAACGAGCAGATATGAGTGGATTAAATTTTTTACACTTCCGGCAGAGGCTTTTTTAAATAAAAGTCTCACTGCTTTAGATTTGCGAATACTAGGAATTATTGTAATATTAGATAAAGAACAGCGTTGTACTGCTTCCAATTTATATTTATCTAATATCTTTGGGATAAGTAGGACTTCTATCTCTACCAGTATAAATAAATTAGTTAAAATGGGATATTTACTTATGAAGAGGCGAAGGAAAAAGAGATATTTGCAAATAAATCCTGGATTAAAATCGAAATATGGTTATTTATTAGATGATATGATTAGAAGGGGTTTATATTCTGAAAATGATGAAGAATTAATGATGATCGATTATTGGAATAATTTGGAAAGTGTTAAATTAAAATGTAATGAGGATGATTCAGAAACCGAAAATTTTCTCAGAGAAGTTTTTAGAGTTTTGCAAGCAGGAGAGTTCTCTGGATTTTATAAATTAGATAATAAATTTTTATTTGAATATAACATTAGTAAAGAAGATGTGGATGATCCCTGGACATTAAAGAAAATATTGAAAGGTCTTAAGGATTTATCTGCTATTTATGAAACAGAAAGTCCTTGGAAAGATGAAACAGATCTAAAGAAACTTTTCTATGATCCTGAAACTAAAGTAAGTCCTTTTTTGGCTATTCATTATGCTAGAAAAAAAGTTAGAACAGTATCATCAAGAACTTCTGTTGTCTCATTGAAAGAATTATTTGCTTCTTACAGTGATTTATCAGAAGAGATGTTAAGTTCTGTTTTAACTGCTTATAAGAACAAAATTAAAGTTTATATAGAAATGTTTATTAGCAATATTAATCGAAAAATCACTAATTTAGAAATAAAACAAATTCAGGATGCTGTAGTAGATATTGTTGTTAAATTTGAATCTTTGGACCGTCAAGAAGTAGGAGGAAATCATTTTTCGTTGGATTTAGGAACAAATACAACTTCCAGAAGATGTGGAGATCCTACTAAATTTATAACTACTTATTTAAAATGGTTGAAGGAAGTTAAGTTTCCTAAATTTCCTATACAACCATCTAATTTTGGAACTATGACACCTATCTGGGGTGAATTTTGTGATTATATTTATAAGACTTTAGGCTACAATCTAAAGAGTATTGATGGAAGAGTTAGATCTACTAGGAGTAGATTAATATAAGGAGAAATTATGAGATATAAATTAAATAATGTTAAATGCAGTAGATTTGAATCAAAAGTAGATGTAGTAATGGATGATGTAGTTAGATTAAATGATACACAATATAGGATAATAGGAACTGAATTTGTTTTAAAAGAAAGTCCTACAGAGTCACTTCTTCCTAAAGTAGTTGATTATATTCTTTTATATTGGAGAAGAGTAGTTTTTGAAGAAGAAGAAGGCAAAGGATATCTATTAGCGAAAGGCTGGATAGAGGATACTAGCACTGAAAAAGGAAAGTTTCGTCCTTGTAATAATTTATGGACTTATAGACCTCATTCATTTTCTCTAGAGGATGCTTTGACATTACAAAGAATATTGGAAAGAAAGTAGTGAGAAAAACTTATAAAGAACTAGAAGATGAAAATAAAATATTAAGGAGGTTAGTGAATTTAAAGTCTCGATTGTTAAGGATGCATGTGTATAAAAATGATGAATTGATTATAGAAACGATAGCGAAAATTAAATATGAAGAAAAAAAATTAGAGTTTTAATAGGGGGTAAAGTAATGGGTTGGATTAAAAAATTGAAATTTCTAATTAGCCTATGAAATATACAAGAAAGAAGATAGATGTCACAATTGAAAAAAAGATAATTACAGGAATGATCATCTCAAGTAGGTTCTTGAGAGAGATCCAAACCATTCTTTCGATAGATTTATTACAACTAGCTTATGCAAAAGTTATTGGAGAATGGTGTATTGGATATTATTCTGAATATGATAAAGCTCCAGGAAATGCTATTCAAGATATTTATGAATCTGAAGTTAGAAAGGATCGCTTGGAGGATTCTTTGATAGAATTAATTTCAGGATTTTTATCTGAAATAGCTAAAGAGTACCAAGAAGAAACATTTAATGTAGATTTTGTTTTAGATCAATCAGAAGAATATTTAAAGAAGAGAAAATTAGAAGAACTTTCACAAGACATCCAAGCAGCTTTATCTCTAGGAGAATCTGTCTCTAATATAGAATTATTGGTTTCAGATTTCAGAAGAATAGCTAGACCTGAAACTAAAGGAATAGATGTTTTAGAGGATAAAGATGCTATTAGAGAAGCTTTTGAAGAGGAGGAAGAGGGTCTCCTTAATTTACCAGGAGATCTAGGAAAAGTTATAGGTCCATTAAATAGAGGGGATTTTTTAGCTGTGGTAGGTCCAGCAGCTAGAGGAAAGACTTGGTGGCTTCAAGAGTTTGGAATAAGAGGATTATTTGCAGGTCTAAAGGTATTATTTGTAAGTTTAGAAATGACTCAACCAGAAGTAATAAAAAGAATTCATCGTTCTTTTTTAGGAATGGCGGATATAAGAAAGGAGATAAAGGTCCCTGTCTTTGATTGCTTGAAAAATTCACAGCAGGAATGTGAGCATCCAGAGATTAGGAAAAATTCTCATTGTTCTATTTGTAGACATTATCACCCTAAAGATTATGAAATGACTATTGGTTATAAAAATAGAGCTGTGGATAAAATTACTTGGCAAAAATCTTTTCAAAAGGCTCAGGCAATCAAAAAAATGGTTAGAACAGGGAAATTTAAATTATTATGCTATCCTGCCAAGTCTAAAAGTATTTTGGATGTGATTACTGATATAGAGAATATGGATTATTATGATGATTTTAGTCCAGATTTAGTTGTGACTGATTATGCTGATATTTTTTTAGGAGTTAGTGGGAATAGAAATGAACAGGCTAGAAATATTTTAAATACAACTTGGGAATATCATAGAGCCTTAGCACAGTCTAGGCATTGTATAGTTATTACTGGAAGTCATAGCAATAAAAAAACATTTGATAAGAAAATAGGGAAAGCGGATATAGCAGAGGAGTCTCGAAAGTTAAATCATGTTACCCATGCTATAGCCTTAAATCAGACAGAAGAGGAAAAGGAAATGAACATCATGGAGATTAGTATATTGAAATCCAGGAAATCCTATTCTAATACAAATGTCTCGGTTACTACATTGCAAAATTTAGATATTTCCAAGGTTTATTTAGATAGCTATTGTAAACATATTAAATAAAGGAGAGAAATAATATAATAAAAAAATTAATTGTAAAAGTTGTAATGGTAAAGGAATTGTTTGGCAAAAAATGTAATAAATAAAAGGAGAGAAATAATGTTAATTAAAATTGATAAGAAAGAAGACATTTTGGTAATAGAAGGTGCTAGAGAAATGGTTCAAGATGCAAAGTATGCTTTTAGAGAAGCAAGTATTATGCTCAAAGAAGCAGAGCAAAAATTTTGGGAACGGATTAAAATTTTATACCCTCAAGTAAAAAAATATGAGGATTTGCAGATAATGTGGAAAGAGAAATTTATTATTGCTATGAATAAAATTGAATCAACTGATGAGAAATATTGATCAGAATAATGGCTCCTCATTTTGTAGCTGGGATCATAACCTCTAAAGTTTCTGATGGAGTGTTAGGTTGGGAAGATGATAAATATTATAATAGATGTGCTCCAATTGTAAAATAATGGCTACCTAGAAAAGATACAGTAAGAATAATTATTTGTCCTCGTTGTAAAAGTCCTTATTGGGATAAAAAGAAGTCGATAAATAAACAAATAGAAAAAGAATAAATAATACTTGACAACTAAAATGGGAAAGTGATAAAATAGTCAAATGATAAAAAAACCAATTACTAAAGAGCAATTTATTGAATTATATAATAAACACACAATTCAAGAATTAGCTGAGATGTTGAAGGTCACTCGAAATACAATTAGAAATTATAGAGATAAATATAATTTACCTCAGAAAAGACCTAGATTAATAATAGAAAAAGAATAGTGGATAATAAAGGTTTTACTGCAATACCAAATGAGTTAATAGAGGCTTTAGGAAAGATTAGAATAAGTGGTGAAGCTAATCAAATTTTATGGGTAATTATTAGAAAAACTTTTGGATGGCATAAAGTGAAAGATAAAATTGCTTTATCTCAATTTGTATTATCTACAGGGATTAAAAAACCCAATATAATCAGGGCTTTACATAAATTAATTGAAATGAAGATTATCAAAAAAGATAACGACACCGTCTCAAGTTATTGTATTCAAGAGGATTTTAGTAGGTGGAAGCCATTATCAAAAAAGATAACGTTATCAAAAAAGATAATAAACGTTATCAAAAAAGATAATTTAGCGTTATCAAAAAAGATACCCACAAAAGAAAGTATTAAAAGAAATATAAATATATGTCCATTTGAGAAATTTTGGAAAATTTATCCTAGAAAAGAGAAAAAAGAAAAGGTAGAAATAATATGGAATAAATTAAAACCAACTGAAAAATTATTTAGGACAATCTATCACGATATTGAAAGAAGAAAAAAAACTAACGAGTGGATGAAAAATGAAGGAGAGTTTATTCCCTATCCTGAAAATTATTTATATGATTGTCGATGGAAAGATTATATAGAAGATATCCCTAAAGCAGATTCAACTGACCAATTGTTATCAAAAAAGATAATAAAAGAGGATATTCCTAAAGCAGATTCAACTGATATTGAAAGTTCCGAAGAAATTATAAAAAGAGAACAAGAGGAGAGAAAAGAAAGACAATTAAGAAGAGAACAAGGAGAACGAACATATCAATTAGAGAAGAAAAAGATAGAAGAACAAGAACAAAGAAAAAAACAATTACGATTGAATAGAAATAAATTAAAAGACCTAAGTCCAATTGATTGTATTGAAGAATAGAAGAAATGTATGATAATCCAAAGACCAGAAGATATTGATGATGTGGGATTTGATGAAGAAGGAAATTATTGGGAACCATATTGGGATTATAAACATGATTATAAATTAGAAAGATTAGAAAAATGAAAGTTAAATTTTCATGGTCAATAAATGGAGTATGTTATCATTGTTCACATACAGAAAGATCAGACATTGAAGAATATCCTGATAATATAACAGATGAAGAGTTAGAAGAGATTGCTAAAGAGTATTTTTTCAATGATATGGAACCTCAATGGTGGTTTGAAAAGTTACCAGAATTAAAAGGAGAAAAAAATGTGCTTAATACAGAGAAAGAAGATAATTGAATTAATGAAGACAGGTGATTTTACTATAGCTTACCATGATAATCAGTTTTGTACTGTTCACAAAGGTCACATTGAATATGATGATCTTGATAATGATTTTTTTTTGGGTGAGTTTGATGGTTCTGAAGATGAAGGATATTTACCATTAATTGTAGATCTATTGGTTGAAGCTTTGGGTGGGGAGACTACATCAATCTAAAATAATAAGAATAAGGAGATGAAATAATAATTAAATGAATAAAAGAAAATTTAGATATATAAATAAAGGACATGGAAAGGATTCTTTATCTGATCATGAAATTGCAGAATTGGATATACATTTTGATATTTCTACAGAAGGGTATCATGTTTTAGCTCCATTAACAAAAAAAGAGTGGTTATTAATAAAAAAAACAAAATGAAAAATCTCTATGACATTTTAGGTATCAAGAAAAAGGCTTCTCAAGAAGAAATAAAACAGGCTTATAAAAAGGAGATCAAAAAGCATCATCCAGACAAAGGAGGGGATAAAGATGAATTTATAAAAGTAAACAAGGCTTATCTTGTTTTGAGTGATTATTCTAGACGTAAAGAATATGATAAAACAGGCAAAACTGAGATAGATAACCTTGATACTATGGCCATTAATGAGATAGCAAAACATTTCAATGAGGTTTTAAAGTCTGATAAGTTTGAGAATTTAGATATCATTCAATTTATCGTTAAATATGTACAAAAAGATATCAAAAAACATGAAGAAGCGGTTAAGGGAGCAAAGAAAACTAAAGAGAAAATATTAAAATATAAGAAGAGAGTCATCAAAGTTAAAAAGAAGGGAAATAATCTGTTTACTAGTGTTCTCAAGGAAAAAATAAATAGGATAGATTCGGACATCAGAGCAATAAAACAGAAAATAGAAGTATTTAAATTAGTTATCAAAAAATTAAAAGATTATAAAGACACAAAAATTATTATACCAGAAGAATATATTCCTTTTTTTGAATCGGAAAGAAATACTTTTACAAATCTTTATGGAGAAAAGAAATGAGAAATTGGTGTTTCAAATGTAATAATAGTGGCAAGATGTCTGATCCAGATGCTAAATGGTGGCAATTTTGGAAAACAACAATTTGTCCTGTTTGCAATGGTACTGGAGAAATATTACCTCCAAAAAGAAAACCAACAGGAAGACCACCATCACCTCCATCTGTTCCTAAATGCTCTTGTCCTTGCTCAAATCTTTATAGAGGAAAGAGATGAAAATTATAATTTATTATATTGTGTTATGGAAACTAAAAATTTTTATAAATCATACAGTAAATAAAAATATTTTAACTCTCATGAAGAAAAAATTTCCTCTTACATATAAAAAGGAAATGAAATTACATAAGGATAAAATAAAAAAAATAAAAAATGAATTACGCAAAAAATATTATAGAGTGATTGAAGTTATTTTAATTAATAAATATTTATAGAAAATAAGAAAAAATGAAAACTATAAGGCAACCTACAAAAGAGATATTTTTAAATGATGTCAAAGATCATAGAATGACAATCAAACAAGACAATGATTTATACAGACATGTTCGATATAAAAGAGATGACAGTAATTGTATGTACTTTGATTTACTAACATGGCCTGGATTTTTAGCTATAACAGGAGATATGCATTCTTATATGTTTGCTAGAATCCCTGATATGTTTTGTTTCTTTCGAGATAAAAATTTAAAAATAAATCCTGGATATTGGGAAGAAAAAATACAAGCAGAAAATTTTTATGGGAGTGGTGTTAGGGAATTTGATATTGATGAATTTAGAGAACAAGTTAAATATTATTTAAAAGAATGGCATGATGTTGATTTAGAAAA